TAATACTGGCTTATGCGTCGTTGGTAACTTTGGTAGTAGTAGTCGTTTTGATTACTCTGTCTTAGGAGATGCTGTAAATTTAGCTGCTCGATTAGAGTCCTCATGTAAAAACTACGATGTCGACCTTGTTATATCTGAACACAGTTTAGTTGACGGATATGACTACGAGTTCTTAGATGAGGTAACGGTAAAAGGCAAGTCGGAACCAGTTAAAATATACACCATCAGAAAATAATACTTGACACTTCTGCTCACTTTTGGTATAATTACAAACATATGAAGAAAAATCTTCAAGGTATTTAGGGAACTCAACATGGAACTTAATGAAGTCGCTGCAAACTTAGAAAAACACGAAGCTGTGTGTGCAGAAAGATGGAAAACTGCATTCAATAAATTTGCAGATGTTGAAAAACAAATTAATAGAATCGAGACAATAATGATTGGAGTAGCAGGCACACTAATAGTTGGCGGAATAACTACAATCGGAACGATAATCTCAATGCATCCCTAACGGAGACAATATGCAAAAAGAATATAAGACAAAAGACATGAAACCCTCATACACTAAAAAGAAAGAAGAAGTACTTCCTATTTTTAAAAAGAGAAATCATTGGTGTTTCAGACACAACGGAGTACTACATAAGCTAGACTCTGAATCTGAGGCGAAAGAAATGTATAAAGCACTAAATTAATATGAGCAACAGTATAGAAGAAGCTTTGAAAAAAGCAGTTGAGAAAACAGACTCAACAAAAGTCGTTGATGGAGAGGGTGCAGAGCCTTCACAAGAACTTTCAGCAAGAGTTAAAAAACTTATGGCTAGAAAGATGAATCTAAGACGACAACGCAGACAAAAACTACCAAGAAAACTAAGATGAAGAAAAAGCTTTCCCACGAGGAACGCTATGAAATCTGTAAAAAATGCCCAAACCTAGATAAAAGGTGGAAGGTATGCAAAGTTTGTAATTGTTTTATGCCCCTCAAAACTAAAATTAGATGGGCAGAGTGTCCTGAGGAGCCCCCTCGGTGGACATAAGGAGATGGAAATGGCATTAACTGCTAAACAGAAGAAATTACCAAAAGCTTTACAGAGAGCTATTCTTGCTAAGCAAAAAGGTATGGGCAAGAAAAAGAAGAAAAAAGGTGGAAAAAAGAAAAGAAGTAGAGGATAATTGGCTTACTTATTTTCATTCCATTAAAAATGTCTGCCCTTGGAGTTACGATAGTTACAAGAAGGGCAGAATTTATATAACAGAGTTTACAGAAACAAAAGTTATAGAAACTGAACAAAACTGGAGCATGGATAACTACGATGCAGTAGTATATTTAACAAACATGTCAGTTGATGAATTAGATAAGTTCGTAGAATATAGAAATAACGAACAGAATTCATGTGAGTATCTTTGGTCACATCCAAAATTTACTAAAGGCGGTCATAGACAGACTAGCCAACCTATAGTCATTCAACAAGACAGAGCGTTCTTAACCGAACTTAGAGAGAAACAAAGTGGCAGTTAGAAAAAGAAGAAGAAAAGCGACAAAAAAGAAACGCAATATTCCTACTAACTCTAGATTATACGCTACAGTGAAATCTGCAGCTAAAAGAAAGTTTGCAGTTTACCCTAGTGCCTATGCAAATGCATGGCTTGTACGAGAGTATAAAAAAAGAGGCGGTAAGTATCGCCGTGGTTAATAAACGAAAACATAAAACTTATATTAAGAAAAAAGATGTATATACAAAATCATCTGCAGCTCGTAAAGCAGCAAGAAAATATGGGTTAAAAGGGATTCATTCGCATGGCAGAGGGAAGAACAAAAGATTCATGCCAGGTAGTTCCCACGGTGCTTATTTAAGAGCAGTACGTAGAAAGAAAAATGGCTAGAGCAGGTGGATTAACTAAATGGTTTAAAGAAAAGTGGGTGGATATTGGTCGTCCTAAAAAGAAAGGCAAATATCAACCTTGTGGTAGAGGAAAAGCAAAAACCTCTCGAAAAGGCTACCCTAAATGCGTACCTTTAGCTCGTGCGAGAACTATGAGCAAAGCTCAAAAGAAATCTGCTGTTCGTAGAAAACGAGCCGTAAAGCAAGGAGTCGGAGGCAGACCAACAAATGTTCGAACAATCGCCAGAAGAAAAACTAAAAGACGTACGAGAAGCAGAGGTTAAATTTGCTGATTGGGCTCTACAGAGAATTTCTCAAGGCGAGTTTCGGGAAAATTATTACAAACTATTAAAACAATACGAGGAAGAAAATGGTAAAATGGTTAAAGATTAAATGGACACAATTTGTGAACATTGTTTCAGGACAAGACAAAAACTGGGACGGCGAAGTGGATATCAAAGATAAAATGATAGAAGCCGAGCAAAAAGCTAAAAGCTAAAATTCATTAGCTAAGTCATATAAGGACTAGCATGGACAGACGAGAAACTGCAAACGAGATTCTACAAATAGTAAGGATGTCGCTTAAATTCAAAAAAGCTATAGAACAAAGACTAGCGTGGAGTGAAGAACTTCGTAGCTTATTAAATTTACCACGCACTAAAAATAACAAAGAATTATTAAAAACTCATTTAAAAAATGGGACGGAACAGGCTTAGCCTGTTTAGGAAAAGAAAATGGCAAGACAAGGCGGATTTCTTAGCGGACCTAGTGTACATGGTACATCAAAGTTAGCTAAACATAAACTAAAAAGAGGACTAACTAGAGACCTCAATGCAGCTGCAGGAACTTTTGTTAATACAAAAACTCCTATGTCCACTCCAGGTGGATTCTACGGAGCTGCCCCGAAAGCAATCGGACCAAGATTCGGCAAAACAGTCAACCCTAAAAGGGCTAGATTCAGTAAAAAAGGTGCAAGCCGAATATTACGTAGAAGATAAATATTATTCACAGAGACTTTCATAACTTTATGAAAGCAGGACGACTTAGTAAAGTCGTAAATATGATACACAATGGCACTAACGACAGCAGAAAAAGCAAGGCTAAAAAAGGCAGGACTAAGCGGACTAAATAAACCGAAAAGAACTCCTAAGCACCGAACAAAGAAAGCAGTTGTAGCTGTAAGAGTCGGTGGCAAAGTGAAAATCATTCGTTTTGGAGCGCAAGGCATGGGACATAATTATAGTCCAGAAGCACGACGCAGTTTCAAAGCGAGACATGGAAGAAATATTGCAAAAGGCAAATCTTCCGCAGCCTATTGGGCAAACAAAGTATTTTGGGCAGGTAAAGGTGGTTCAAAGAAAAGACCACCTCGCTCCCAAAAAAGACAACTTGGAATCAAACGAAGGAAATAATGAGTGCAGTACCAAAAGTAATAGATAGACGAGAACTATGGCTAGATGGAGTATCAATAGATGCTACAAAAACTTTATCAAAATTACAAAATCGCAGAATTAGCGGTATTACTTTATCTGAAAAAGAAGAAGAAGCTTGTGAACTAGCAACAGGCTACTTATATTTATTAAGACTTTGTAAAGATTATGGAATGTTTGATTCCGATGACCCATTTAATTTATTTGAAAAAGAGACCCTACATTGATCGAAATAAGCCGTTCAGATATTGTATCTGACTATCACATGGAGTTAACTCCAGAAGTTCGTTTTATTAAGTTACCTATTGAAGGGTATCTTCAACTATTAGACGTTACTCCCAATTCATCTCAGACTGCAATTATCAATGCAATCAACAATCCTAAATATCGTTTTATTACTGCGGCAGTATCACGACGACAAGGCAAAACTTATATAAGTAATATTATAGGACAACTAACTTGTTTAGTACCTGGTTCACATGTATTACTTATGTCACCAAATTACTCATTATCTCAAATCTCATTTGACTTACAGAGAAATCTCATCAAGCATTTTGACTTAGAGGTAACACGAGACAACGCAAAAGACAAAGTTATTGAACTATCAAACGGTTCTACAATACGAATGGGTTCTATCAATCAGGTAGACTCAGTAGTTGGTAGAAGCTATGATCTCATTATATTCGATGAAGCAGCACTAACAGATGGCAGAGATGCTTTCAATGTCGCACTACGTCCTACACTAGATAAAGAAAATTCAAAAGCAATCTTTATATCCACTCCTCGTGGAAGAAATAATTATTTTGCAGAATTCTACTACAGAGGGTGGACAGACGAGTTTCCAGAGTGGTGTAGTATAAAAGCTACTTATCATGAGAATCCTCGAGTTTCTGAAGCAGATATTATTGAAGCAAGAAAAACAATGTCAGAAGCTGAGTTCAATCAAGAATATATGGCAGACTTCAATGTATTTGAAGGACAGATATGGAAATTTAACCATGAAAAATGTACTGGAGACTTCTCCGAACTAGATGTTCGAGAGCTCGATGTATTTGCAGGGTTGGATGTTGGTTACAAAGACCCAACAGCATTATGTGTTGTTGCCTATGACTGGGATACTTCAACTTATTACTTAGTTGATGAGTATTATAATTCGGAGAGAACAACAGAACAACATGCGGCTGAAATAAGAAAGCTAATAGAAAAATGGGATATAGATTATATCTACATTGATTCAGCTGCTCAACAAACAAGATATGACTTTGCACAAAACTATGATATTAGTACTATCAATGCAAAAAAGTCAGTACTAGACGGAATAGGGCATGTAGCAGGCATAGTCGATAACGATGGGCTTATGGTTGATCAGAAATGCAAAGAAGCTCAAATGTGTTTAGACCAGTATCAGTGGGATCCAAATCCTAATTTAATGAGAGAAAAGCCAAAACATGACATGGCATCTCACATGGCTGATGCTTTACGATACGCACTCTATTCATTTGAAACCAATATCACTACATTCTAATAAGACCTGTTAAAAACAGTTCTTGACATTTGATGTAAGTTTTTGGTATAATTCTAATTAAGA